CTCAGCTGGTCCGATCTCCGCGGGTCCGACCTCAGCGGGTCCAACCTCCGCGAGGCCGAAATCAGCAGATCCGACCTTCACGAGGCCGACCTCCGCGGGTCCGACCTCCGCTGGTCCGACCTCAGCTGGTCCGACCTCAGCGGGGCCAACCTCCGCGGGTCCAACCTCCGCGGGTCCGATCTCCGCGGGTCCGACCTCAGCGGGGCCGACCTCGGCGGGGCCGAAATCAGCATTGGAAACCGGGAGATAACCCTTTAACACCAACCGCCCCGCGGGTCTTGCAGGGCGTCAATTAATCACAACAAACACGGGAGTATTCAATTATGGCACAACAAAATTTTCAGTATTTTTTCATGTTGACACGTAAACAGTCCAAATGGATTGACGAAGAGGTGGCTCACCGGACCGAGGATAGATATCCGCAGAGCCTGTGCAACCGCTCTTCCGTGGTGCGAGCGGCCATAGATGCCGCCATTGAGGCCGTGCAAGCTGAAGTGGCGCAACCATGACACACTCTATGCCCGGCAGTAACGCCAGGCGCTGCCGAAATTGCGCCAGCTACGCCGACCAGTCCCCCGATGCCGTGATCCAGTGCCGGGGCTGCATACACCATAGCCGATATGCGACCGCACCAATCGGACCCGCGAACACGACCGCGCAAATACTGGCGGAATCCATCGATAACCTGAACCGGCAATGTGGCAATGAAACCTGAACCCTGCCGCCGCTGCATCTACATCCGCCGCTGCTGTCGCTGTCGACACCGATGTGAGCGACCATGCCCGGCAATCCGGGCGAACGATAACTGCGCTATAAATATATCACCCCTTGCAATCCATGACGGTTTTTGCGGGTTGCGGAGGCCGATTATTTTCTTGCGGGCGATATGGGGAAATGTATATTATGACTACCTATGAATCTTGCGATTCAAAAGACAATTATCACCTAACAGCCAGTAAAAGGCCGGACTACGTTCGGTTGTGTCGGGAGTTTTCGCAAGATTCGCCCGGCACACTGGCTACATTTTGGGTTATTTTCATGGCTGAGGGTTTTATAAAACTGCACCGAAGGTTGCTTGATTGGGAATGGTTTAAAAACCCAGAGACGGCACACCTCTTTCAATACCTGCTTTTGGCTGCAAATTATCACGAATCAAAATGGCGCGGCCAGGTCATCAATCGCGGGCAGCTTCTAACCGGCCTGCATCAAATGTCTGAAAACACTGGCATTTCCGTGCAATCTCTCCGAACTTCTTTGCGTCGGTTAATTTCTACCGGCGAACTAACAAGCAGATCAACAAACCATTTCAGCATCATAACCATATGTAATTACGATAGATACCAGCTTCAGGAAAGCGAGATCAACAGGCCAACTCTCACACGATCAACACACGATCAACAAACGATCAACAAACAATCAACAACATCCAAAGAAGTTAAAGAATTTAAAGAATTTAAGAACACATCTACAGAAGGTGGTGAGGCTGTTGAACCTTTTTCCGAAAGGGGAACCGAAAATGAAACCTTAATGGGCCGAGCGCAGGACCTTCGCACGTCAGGCGCACGGGGTACGGATGATCTTTCCGGGGTGGTGCCCAACCTGGGCAAATCTGACGCGGGCCGGATACCAGCGCCGGTGGATGAGGCCGCCCCGGATATTTTACCGCCAGCTACATGGCGGACTGATTTTGACGTTTACATAAAAGAAGCCGAGTGCGCCTTTGATGCCCTGGTCGCGGATTGGGATTGGATAGCCGAGCGAAAAGAATACCATGCCGGAATATCTATCAGAAAAACGGTAGAAAAGTCATGGGTAGATTTTTGGGGTACGAAGGCGGGGTGGAAAAATAAGAAAGATGCCGCACGCGGAAAACCTGGTTATGAAATAGATTGGAAATCCACAGTAAACAGGTCTTTATCTCAAAAAATCAATCAGGTATGGATAGGCCGAAACGAAGACGACCCCGAAGCCGGATATATTCGAGCCATGCAAGCCCGGCAGCAGAAAGCGGGCACGATATGAAACGCAGTAAAACGGCCGAGATGGCGTGGGAACCGACCTACGGAGACACGCTTGAAACCACATGCCCTAAAGACCCCGAAGGCGGGAAGAGGCCCGATAGCCCGGAATGCAGAGGGTTCCGGCGCAAAATCGCTGAGATTCAAACCGCTGGGCAATCGGTGGGTATTCCCGTGGGCTGTCTTTTAGTTGTAATTGCGCGCCAGTTTAAATTTTCCTGGGAAACCATCCCCTGGGGTAAATTTGAGGAAATAAGGCTTTTTATAATCCACCACGGCGGGGACTTCAGGGCGCTTATGGGTTCTAATAACAGCCCAACCGATACGCAGATAGATCGTATGATGGAAGCAGCAGGAATAACGGCAGAGTCAACAACGCCTGAAATTATGGCGAGGTTTCCATTTTAACCGCCAGCGTAATCCTTACACCTCCGGAGCGACCGGAACCGAAAGAGGAGGAATAATGGAATACCAGGAGTTTTTAGAGCGCAAGGGACAGCTGGGAACGCGCGACGGCTTTGACCCGGTATTTATGCCGGACTTCCTGTTTGACTTTCAAAAAGCACTGGTCGAATGGTCTTTGCAAAAGGGCCGGGCCGCTATCTTTGCAGACTGTGGGTTAGGCAAAACCCCTATGCAACTGGTATGGGCTGAGAATGTCATGAGGAAAACCAATAAGCCGGTTCTGATTCTCACCCCGCTTGCCGTATCGTATCAAACAGCCCTCGAAGGTGACAAGTTCGGAATTGAAGTCAAGCGGTCTCACGATGGCAGCGCTCACAAGTGCATAACCATAACCAACTACGAGCAGCTTCACAAATTCAATTACAACGACTTCTCCGGGGTGGTATGTGACGAGTCTTCGATCCTGAAAAACTTCGACGGAACGCGCAAGGGCGAGGTCACTGAGTTTATGAAAAAGCTACCCTACCGGCTTCTTTGCACTGCAACAGCCGCTCCGAATGATTTCATTGAATTGGGTACGTCAAGCGAAGCCTTGGGATTCATGGGTCATATCGATATGCTGAATAGGTTTTTTAAAAACGATCAAAATAATTCGGCATTGCGGCGAAATTATGGTGAAGCTCCCAAGTGGCGGATTAAGGGACATGCTGAGATTCCTTTTTGGCAATACATAACATCATGGGCGAGGGCCTGCCGGAAACCATCGGACCTTAGATTTGCCGATGATAAATTTATCCTGCCGAAGCTCATTGAAAACGAGCATTTACTAAAAGACATAGAGCCGCCCGAAGGTATGCTGTTCAATATTCCAGCTCGAAATCTTATTGAACAAAGAAAAGAACGCAACCGGACAATAAATGAACGCTGCGAAAAAGCTGCGGCCTTAGTTGCCGGGACCGGTGAACCGGCTATCCTTTGGTGTCACCTTAACCAGGAAGGTAACTTGCTTGAAAAGATAATCCCCAATTCTGTTCAAGTTTCCGGCAGCGACAAGGATGAAAAAAAGGAAGAAAAGTTTATCTCTTTTATCAAGCGGGAATCCCGGATACTGATAACGAAACCGAAGATCGGGGCATGGGGCTTAAATTTCCAGCACTGCAATCATGTAGTCTATTTTCCATCTCATTCCTTCGAGGAAAAATATCAGGCGGTCCGCCGGTGCTGGCGCTTCGGGCAAAAACGACCGGTTACCGTTGACATAGTAATGACAGGTGGTGAAGAGCGGGTAATGTCTAATTTGAGGCGTAAGGAAAAGCAGGCCGTGGAAATGTTTGAAAACCTTGTCCGAGAAATGAATCACTCTTTGACATTTAACAAAATAAACAGGTTCAAAACAACCGAGGAGGTTCCATCATGGCTGTAATATCGCAAAGGATAACCGCAGATTTCGCCGTTTATAATGGGGATTGCATAGAAACAATGCTATCTATGCCCGATGATAAAATTCATCTTTCCGTATATTCGCCTCCATTCGGTGGATTGTATCATTATTCAAGCGACGACCGGGACTTGTCGAATAACTTCGGATACAACGAATTTTTCGAGCATTATCGTTTTGTTGTGAGCGAGCTTTTTCGTCTTACCTTGCCGGGACGGATAACAGCAGTTCACTGTACGGACATTCCTTCGGGCAACTGTGGAAAGGATTATCTCGTTGATTTTCCGGGTGATATTATACGGTTGCACGAAGCACTCGGATTCCATTTTATCGCCCGTCACACCATATGGAAAGAACCCCTATGGGTCCGCAATAGGACTATGTGTCATAATCTCAGCCATAAAACCATCGTTGACGATGGTGTCTATGGCGGGGTAGCAAGCGCCGACTACCTCCTGATATTCCGCAAACACGGGGTAAACCCTGTTCCCGTTGAGCACCCGACAGGACTTGACTATTACGCCGGACAATGTCCTATCCCCACCGAATTGCAAAAATACAAGGGGTGGAGAGGCAACCAAATCGAAAATAGGTTTTCGCATTGGATATGGCGGCGATATGCTTCTTCTGTTTGGGACGATATAAACATGGGTAACGTTCTTCCCTTCCAGGACTGCAAAGACCCGGACGACGAAAAACACGTCCACCCCTTGCAGCTGGATGTAATTGACCGCTGCATCACGCTTCGCAGCAATCCTGGCGAGACCGTTTTGACTCCTTTCATGGGTGTCGGTTCCGAGGTGTATTCGGCGGTGAAAAACCGACGGCGGGGAATCGGTATTGAATTAAAATCAAGTTACTATAGGCAAGCCCTTGCAAATCTTGAACATATCAACGATGTTTTGGAGCAGCAGGTTTTAAGTCTGCCAATCGAAGAAACCGAACTATAAAACCATCACCGGCACAATAACCAGAACCGAAACCAACCGCATAGGAAAGGTGAATTACCATGAAACTTGTGTACATTGCGCAGCCCTACAGCAGCCCGTCTCCGGAAATCAGGAAACTCCGATACGAGGCGGCTGTTTACACGCTCGCACACTTTATCAGGATCGGGGTTCCAGCATTCTCCCCAATTGCCCACAGCTATGATGCCGCATGCAATTACAACCTGGGCCAGGGATACGAGCAGTGGCGCGATGTCAGTGAGGCCATACTTCCCGCGTGCAACGGTTTTGTTGTGCTCATGCTGACGGGGTGGCAGGATAGTATTGGTATCCGCGAGGAAATGAAGTTTTGGCTTGACGTTCGGAAACTCGATGCCTCCGCCATTGATTACCTTGAGCCGCGCGCAATCGGATTGTCGGAAGATGGGGAACCGCTATGAGCTGGAAACCGAATAACGACGGCCTTGACGACTTCACCATGTCCCGCCCGGTCGTCCCCACCGAGCAGCTGAAGCGCAAGCCGTTCGCCGTTCCCGATGCCGCACCCGATGAGGAGCAGCTTTTCGATTGCGCGAAGCCGCTGCTGACAACGGCCTCGGCTCTCACACACATGCATAAACAGGGGCCCAGCCGCAATCCCATTATCTGTCGGAAGTGCGGCGAGGTGATTCCAGGTGCTGGGCGCCGGCAATTGCGTTGCTACAAGTGCTCCCGGATACTCCACTATGAGAATGAGGTTAGGCGCCTGGCCGCATTGGTGGGGAAGCCAAGGTTATGTGTCAAGTGCGGTGAGAAATTTGAGACCACCGGCGCCGTGCAAAAACTGTGTCGGGCTTGCCGATACGCGCACAACCAGAATCGGCTCGCTCGTAAACCAGACCGCACCGCCTATGCCCTGTCGATGCTGAGAGTTGGAAGTCAAGCATGAAGCCCTTTATCAGATACTCGGGATGGGAGTCAGAGCGACCGCGACAGCGAGAGTGATAGATAAATGTATCAATCCGTGAAAGTTATTTTTGAGAGCTGATGAACGATTACCTTGCAATATATTTTTAAATATATTATATTATTTGGTATGAAAGGAGAAACACCCATGATCCGAAAGATCTCCAGGACGTTTCAATTACCGAAGGAAACCGTTGCCCGTCTTGACTATTATGTCAAGCATTGTGGAGCGACTCGTAACGGCGTTGTCGCGGCGGCGTTGGATATATATCTGCCGCAGCTGCCGCAGAAGGGGAAGGTTCCCGATGCCGCTAAATAACTTCCGACTGCGATTGTTCGGGCTCCTGCGACGGCTACGGATACAGCAGCGGCCACAGCTTCGGCTACGAGCCCTTGCCCGGCTGAATCAGGATGCGGCGCAGAACGCCGAATTCCTGATATCGTTTTTCCACCAGGAAGGCGAACTGGTGCCGGTTGCCCACGCGTTCCGGGGATACTTCCCCGAGGAGATGCAACGATGACCGCCCGCACCTTCCCGCTCGGCGACACCGTCAACATCCGCTCGACCTTGGCCGATCTGGATAACCGGTGCCCGGACGAGGATGAGGGGGAGCCGGGAGAATGCCGGGAATGCGGAGCCATGCTGGATGCTCAAGGGCGATGCTCGCAGCAATGCAGCCAACAATTAACCGTAGAGGAGGAGTAATGCCCCTGCATTTATACGAGGTTTCGGCAGAGCTTGAAATCGCGCTTGCAAAGGCAGCAGCAATCGCTGAGGAGTCGGAAGGCGTAATTCCTGACTCTCTCAGTGATGAAATTGATGCCTTGCAGTTGGAGAGGGCCGGAAAGCTCCTTGCCTGCGGACGTGCCTACAAAAACCGCGATGCCGAAGCCGAGGCAATCAAGGCGGAGGCGAAGCGCCTTACCGTCCGCGCAAGGGTGCTGGAAAACCAAACCGAATGGTTAAAGCGATACATGCAGGCACACGTAATCATCGGGGAAAAGGTGAGCGATGAGGCGGTCGCCATAAGCTGGCGTAAAAGTACGGCTGTGGAAATCCTTGATCCGGCCCTCATTCCCGATCAGTACAACCGAATTACAGTAGTCCCGGCAAAAGACGAAATCAAAAAAGCTCTTTCCGCCGGCATGGTAATCGCTGGTGCAAAACTCGAAGAGCGCATTAATCTCACCATAAAATAAGGGGCGTATCATGCCGATTATCGCAAAAAGCAGTGGCGGCAGTTTTGAGCCAATTCCTACGGGTATCCAACAGGCCGTATGTTATGCCGTTTACGACATCGGCAATCAGAAGGGCAGTTATCAGGGCAAGAGTATTATTAGGCACCAGGTAATTATCTGCTGGGAACTGGACTGCACCATGCATGACGGGAAACCCTTCGGTGTAAACAAATTTTACACGAATTCGCTGCACGAAAAGGCGAGCCTGCGGAAAGACCTGGAATCCTGGCGGGGAAAGAAGTTCACGGCAGAAGAACTCGAAGGCTTTGATCTCGAAAAACTTATTGGTGCCAACTGCACCATGAATATAATCGATTATGAAAAAAAGGATAGCAGCATCGGCCAGAAATTCGGGGCGATCATGCCGAAAATGCCGAATGCGCAAAAAATGATTGCCGTGAATCATGCCGATCCCGTTCCGGCATGGATTGAGAAATACCGCGCCGAATCGGTGGAAGTACATCCTGAGAGTACCGCACCGGTTGGAACCGAAATGCCTGGCGATGCCTTTGAACCGCCGCAGGAGAATCTGCCCTTCTATCCCAACCTCCACCACCACCACCACACTCAACAGTAACCTGGAGCACCCGCGGCTCCCGTGAAAGGGAAAGGGAAATTATGGAATCGTGGATCGCAAAAGTTATCAGACTTGCACAAGAGCGCAACATCGATGAGCTGGATAATATGGGATTTTTCGACATTGAATATATGCACCTGAAAAGTGATCTACAGCAATCGGTCGAGGCCCTGACAGCAGCAGCGGCCCCGGAAACGAGCGGAACCGCCCCGGCAAGCCCGGCGGCGGGGGAGGCGTCAGAGGCGAAGAAATCAAAATATCTGGCAGTTCTGGAATCGGTGGATACACACCTTGAGTGCATGCAGGTGCTGGAACCGATGGGGCACATCACGTCCGGTGAGGACATCCGCCGCCACATTGCTGCAGCAAGAAAGTTAATCGCCGCCGCAAAGGCACTGGCGGAGAAACCTGCGGCTCCGGAACCGGAGAAGGAATAACCATCATGAGCGAAGAAAATCCTGTGATGCTTTGCTATGGTTGTGGGGAGTTATTTCAGTTTGTCGACCTTCGTTGTGAATAAAAAACCGACGCTCCGATTTGTCCATGCTGCGGAAGTGTTGACGTGGAAGAACGGGCGGAATAATTGCGATGCCCGCATATCATGCACTGTGCCGGATAGAGCCGTTACCTCATGGTTCTGAGGGTGAAGCCAGCGCGCAGACACGGTACCGGGAACCTATGCGGGCAATTTTAACAAGAAGGAATAACCACTATGCCACTCACTCTGCGTGAAAAAATACTCGCATGGTTTATCACTGGTGAAACCGGTATGTCTTCGGAATGCCTTGCCGCTACGGTTGCGGGAATGAATACCGGGGATCGAATCCGCACTTCTTCGCCATCCGACGGCTCCGACTTTGGACGATGCCATATGCTCATTCTGAGGGTTCCCGAAATCAGGGAACGGCTGCAATTGATGCGACCGATTTCTCCCCGCTGGAATGCTCTGGTTGAACATTGGGCAGAGGTTGAATCGACATATGTCGCAGAAAGAAAAGGAGAACCGACCGTAGGCGTAGGAGACACATATAAGCTGCTCAGAAAGATTTATGCGGGAATAGAATCGGATAAAAATGTTATCGAAATCAGTATCGGGGAGGCGGCGAAATGAAATTTATACCTCTCATAGTCGGTATCCTCGGTTGGCTCATTGCCATAATTAGCACGTGTCGGGGTATTGGCTGGATGGATCGGGCGTGGAGAGCCCTTGGGGAAGCCCACATACTGGCAGAGCAATACCGGAGGCTTCGGGTGCTCCACGGGGCGAATCTCCGAGGCATTGCAAAATTGCAATGCCAGCGGGATAAGCTGAGAACAGAGCTTGCCTTGATAAAGCCGAAACTACAGGCGCGGGGCCGGGATGGAAAATATGTGCGGAAGGGGAAGGCATGAACAACGCCGAATCACTCCCCCTTAAAGGCTGCCCGCTTTGTGGCTCAGAAGCAACAGATATGAGGTACGGCATAAAATGCAGTGGTTGCGGGTTGTGGCTCGGATCAAGTAGTTCCGAAACCATGACACCATGCGAACGCTGGAATACCAGAGAGGAGCCGAAAACATGAGCAAAACAACATCACAGCGGGCAAAGATAAAAGCAGCTCTCAAAGCGCACATACGAATAACTGGCAGTTTTGCCTATGCCTATTGTGGCGGATGTACCAGGCTCCCCGCTCGGATTATCAACCTCAAAAAAGAGGGCATGGTGATCTATGACCGGTATATTAATGTTCTCAACCGTTACAGCGATAAGGTGCGGGTAAAGGAGTATTGGCTATGAACCAGGAAGAATACAAGATCCTGATTTCGATGCCGAGGAAGCGGACAACCCGATCCAACCGACACGTGGAGGCAACCATTCAGGCTGAGTTTTTCCGGTGGGTGCGTCACCCCGTGACTGTCAAGAGGTTTCCGGGTATAGAATGGATTCACTCCTCCCTCGCTGGGGCTTATTTCCCGATGTCGGAAACATCGAAACGCGCCGGGGTGAATTTGGCAGCCGTGAACGCAAAACGTCAAGGCGGTAAAACTCCTGGAATTTGGGATGTTTTTCTACCACATGCATTGTATCACAATGGCGTGCTTCGTGCAGGCCTTTATATTGAGTTCAAGGCAAAAACCGACTTAACGCGTGAGCAAGAGTCTTTCCGATTGGCATTGCAACCGCTTTATGCTTTTTGCGTATGCCATTCAGTAAATGAAGCCATAGCCGCGATTAATAGCTATTACGATAAGCGCAGGGCATGGCATGAATTAACAAATTTCTAAAGGGAGGGGAAAATGAATGTTTATGAGAGGGTAGATTTTCGCGACAGGTTCGCGCGATTAATTCGCGAGAATTGCATTATTGAAAACAGGTCTAAGAATGCTATCGGACATGAGGTAGCTGTACTTTTAGTTCCTTATGGTCAGGAATGCCCCGAATCTGTTTGCGGATTCAGGGTAATGTATTCTCATGACCTGTCCGGATATTCTATAGCTTTTGGCAATAATGAAGACGCTCTTAAATGGTCTGCTTTTGCCAAAGCAGTTAGAGATTTTCTTTGACCATGTAAGAATTATTGGTATATTGCCAAGGAAAGCTGCTCGACAACGGGTACTGTTATTTACTACTGGTTTGAAAATATGATCACGGAGGCTGAATAATGGAACAACTTAAGGAATGCCCGCTATGCGGCGGGAAAGCAAAACTGATCAAGACAATCAGCGTCAAGGTGCTGCCGAGCGGCCAGTACAAAGCCGATCCGCCAGGGTCCGCGCGGTGGTTGGTGAAGTGCGATTTCATGTGTGGAATATCAACTGGTTGTTATATAACCGTTGAATCTGCCATTGGCGCATGGAATCGGCGGGGAGGAAAGGCGTGATATGGATGAAAATAACCAAGATGTGAATAAGACATGTGCAAATGGCGACGGAAGACCCCGAGCTGGAATAAGAAACAGCGGGTATGTTTGCACAAAACAGCGGGTATGTTTGCATAAACAGCGGGTATGTTTGCATAAACAGCGGGTATGTTTGCAAGCCATTTTTATATTTCCATGAAAATCAAATAGTTACGGTGAAGAAAAAAACCGCATCATATACCAGGATTTTTCGTATTTTATCATTCATGAAAAACCAACTATACTACGGCGATAACCTCGAAATTCTACGGAGCTATATCGAAGACGAATCTGTAGACCTTGAATACCTCGATCCGCCTTTCAATTCCAACACAAATTACAATGTACTTTTTGCGGAAAAAGACGGAAGCAAAGCAGCAAGCCAGATACAAGCCTTTTCCGATACATGGACTTGGAACCAGGAAGGGGAAGCTGTTTTTGCTGAAATAGTTCTTACGGGCGGACGGGTTGCCGATTGCTTGCAAGCATTCCGAAAATTTTTAGGAGAATGCGATATGCTGGCGTATCTTGTAATGATGGCACCCCGATTAATAGAGCTTCGGCGGGTGCTAAAGCCAACCGGCAGTATATATCTGCATTGTGACCCTACGGCAAGCCATTATTTAAAAATGCTTATGGACGCAATATTCGGCGCAAAGAATTTTAGAAATGAAATAATATGGCATTATAATACAGGTGGTAAAGGGAAATCAACCTTTTTAAAAAAACATGATACCATCTTTTGGTATTCGAAAACAGATCAATATATATTTAACAGAAAAGAAATATCAATTCCAAGAAAAATAGGGACTGCACATCTTCGGTATGGTATTGACGAAAATAAAAGAGAATATTATGAAGATTTTTCTCCCCGTAAAAGTGGCAAACTATATCGGTGGTATCTTGATGAAGGCTTAACCCCTATGGATGTTTGGACAGATATACAAGCCATTAATCCAAGTGCTAATGAAAGGTTAGGTTATCCTACCCAAAAGCCAGAAGCGCTACTTGAGCGTATTATTGGTGCCAGTAGTAAACCCGGAGAGATAGTCCTTGACCCTTTTTGTGGGTGCGGGACAACAATTTCGGCGGCGCAAAAGCTTGGAAGAACTTGGATCGGGATAGATATAACACATTTGGCTATAAATCTGATTAAAAACCGATTGAAGGATTCCTTTGAAAAGGCAACCGAATTTGAAGTAATTGGAGAGCCTGTTAGTATAGCAGACGCGCAAAGATTGGCAGAATCAGACCCCTACCAATTTCAATGGTGGGCTCTCGGGCAGGTAGGGGCACGCCCAGCCGACCAGAAAAAAGGCGCGGACAAGGGGATTGATGGGCGTATTGTTTTTCAAGGTGATAAAAAGGGAGTATTTGAAAGTGTAATAATTTCTGTTAAGGCAGGAAAAACAGGATCGGCGCACGTCCGGGACCTGAAAGGGGTATTAGACCGCGAAAAGGCGGCTATGGGGGTACTTATCTCTATGCAGGAGCCTACTGCACCCATGAAAACGGAAGCGGTGACGGCGGGCTTTTATGAATCGGAAACCTGGAATAAGATGTATCCCAAAATTCAGCTACTTACAATTGAAGACCTGCTTTCAGGGAAAACAATTGAAATGCCGCCTATAAGGCAAGTAAGCGCAACCTTTAAAAAGGCCCCGAAATTTACCAAGGCGGATAGTGAACCCACAACAATGAAATTAGGCGGGCATAATTTAGCCACCCCGGAAGATATCTCATACCCAGTTGAGGACCCGTCTTAAGAAAGCCCCGGAAGGCTGGGGGATGGGATTATGTTTAAAGAGTATGATCCTGTAAAGAAAAAGTATTCCGGCAATACCGTATATCTAAAAATATGCTATATCCTGAGAGATTTTTCAGGATTGGAAAATGGTTTTTGCATTTTGGGGTTGGAATAACCACCACCCAGGGGCCTTCGAAAGGCGGCTCAGTGACTTTAACAAGTTTGAGCCGTTTGACATTGTGGAAGATGGGGCAATTCGTTGCAGGGGTGCGGTGTTCGCCCTGAAGCAGTAACCCCTGTCCTGCCTAAGAGCCGGTGGCTACAGCTTCGAACCGAGCCAGACGCCACCGGCGCAAATAATGCCGTCCTTGAGTAGCTCGAATTTCCAGTCGATGGGTTTATTTACAAGTTTAGTCACAAAAGTAGTGTCAAGAATTTCCTTGACCACCGGAGGAGGCAATCGCAATGTGAATATTGGGGGTTGCGCTGCCTTTTTAATCACTGAATCAGGCAGTAAAAAGCATTGGTGAATAGAGCAATATGCCCCTGCTTTGGTGGTAGTATCGTAATCCTCGCAAGCAGATACGATGGCTACATTCGCTTTCCCGCTGTCAGTTGCCGCAATCCAGGCCGTGTCATGTTTCCATTTCAAAACGGTCTTGGGAAACGTATCGATCACAGGGGGCGGCCGGGGAAGCGTTTCGTATTTGGTAGTCTCATGGGTAATCGGAGCAGGTACCGCGGCCTTGTGCCCGCACGAGCGAAAGCTCAGCCCGAACGCGAACAGGAATACCCCGATGAGAATTGCAAGAATTACCTTCGGCTTAATCATGGTGTCCCTCCTGTTGAATTGTTTCTTAGTAAATCGCCCTTAATCGCCGCGTGTCCAGTGGCCACGGCCTGCAGCAGCGGGCAAACACACGTCACCAGCCGATGTACCCAATGGGTAGCGGGAACGGACCATGCCGCAAGCCAAATCATGGCATTGGCCGAGATAAGCCCAGCGATATCGCGTTTTCGACCGTCAACGGCGTTCCAAAGATCAATCATCCATGAGGACAGTTTTTTCATACCGCCGCCGCGCTTCCGATTGCCGCTATAATCCGTTTCGCGCGATCGCCGACCTGCTTTGCCCATAGGCTCGTTTCCAGCTCATGAGCTGCCCCGGCGTAATCATGCGCTCTGAGGCACGCCAGGAAGTGGGGGAAGCCCTCTACGCCGCCCGGCCCCATGTTGTAGACCATATTCACGAGGCTATCCTGTACGCCGTCCGGTTGCCCGTAAAACGGGATTGCGGGCGCCTTTTCCGCGGCATCGATTGCGCGGGCAACATCGGCCATGAACCACGCCTCAATCACGTCATCGGGCACGGTCGAACCCACGGGATAATCAGTAAGCTCCGCCCCGATGAGTTTGTGCCCGGTCCCGGCTGTCGGGTTACCGGTGGTATCGATGTAAACAACGTTGCGGGTACCCTCGTCAATTTTCAGCTGCTCGTAAATCTTAGAAATGTTCATTATGCCGCGCTCCTCTCCTAATTTATAGCAGGGGCGGGAGTCGAACCCGCGATGATGGGTTATGAGCCCATTGTCTTGCCGCTTGACGACCCTGCGATTACGTGATTGCAAATATAACCCCTGCGATACCAGCGAAAACAGGGAATGTAAAAAACAACTCCGGCTTTCCTGTGGTTCCCCACGGATAAGAAAACTGGCGTCCAAAAATGGCAAACGTCGCCGGTGTTCCGTCCTGATTCCGGTTTATATCGGTCCAGCTTCCCTGAGAAATCCTAACCAGGCAGCGATTATACAGGGCGTTCAGGGAGACGAAAGCCGCCAGCGGCCACCAAAGCGCATGAGCAGCAACGCAGAGCAGTAGAAATACCGCCAGCGTTGCCATGGTCCGCGCCTCGTGGTATCGGCTATCTGAAATCTGCGGAAGGCTGGGCCATCTGTTTTTGCAGCCCTCCACGAAACCCACCGCCGCCATGTAAATACAAAGTATTGACATTAAGACGTAGATCATTTCGCATCGATCCTTCCCTTGATATACGCTACATCGCCTGCTATGGCCGAAAGGCTATCTCCAATTTTGTTGATTCGTTGGTTGTCATTATCGATATGCTTGATCATTGCCTGGTGTTTAAAGGAGCATATATTTTCAAGGTCTTTGGCGGAAAGAAATTTATTCCCATTGATCGGAAGTTTTTTGGCAAGTTCGGCGAGGTCTGCTTTTGTGATAATTTTCGCCTCCACCTTTTTTATAACGAACCTGTAAACGGTTGCTATTCCCGTTGCTCCGGTGATTACGATAGTAATTACCGAATCCCAATGTATTCCTGAAATTCCTGCCATGTTGTCCCCTTCCTTTCTACGCTCCAACCAGTTCAAGAGGCTGCAGTGTAAGCGTTATTTTTATTTGATCGTTATTGCAATCATATTCTATGCCGGTGATCCAGCCGTCGCGTTTTTTTGCATTTGTTATGAGATTGTCGTAAAACGCCACAATATCGATCATTTCCGTTGCAATGGTTGTGGCAGTGATCGGAATGCAGTAAGACACCGTTTCCTTCTGCGTAGTCGCCCATGTCGCAAGCATTTTCAGCAGCATGTATGCCGGGCTCGTTACTCCGCTTCCGCTGCTATCGCTGCTATCGTAAATAAGAGAATCCGTGAACCAAGGCAGCTCTGATATGTCGCCCTGAACCGGTTTCGAACAGCGATTCTGCAGATAAGCCGCCTGACAGAGATTCCAGATCGAGGCGGCATCATCATGGCCAACCGACGGGTCGGTTGCCGATACCTGCAGACCCGAAAAGAATGCCCACCAATAGGGGTTGCCGCTGCCGTCTGGATCAGGAGTTGCCGCATCAGGAAATTCCCACGGGGTAACTCCGTCCGATGTATAACCTATCAGAAGCGAATTGACATTGAATCCCCTGATATACTGTTGCGATCCCGGGTCATAGGCGTATTGCAGATAAAAGCAATTGAACAGGCTCGATACATCCGTTTTCGCATAGTCTCCAAGAGTTCCGGCAACGATATTTGACCCGTTATGCGTCCATTTCGCACTGAGCGAGACCGTACCATCGGAAAGAGCACGCAAGGTGCGCATTCCCGTTCTCCCACTGAACATGGCAACGAAAGAGTGTTGACATAGTTCATTGAGATAATCCCTACTATTTTTCTGCTCCGTCAGGGTCCGGGAAACGGGCCAGCCCGGTTCTTCTCCTTCGTCTCTCGACTCCGGCAAGTCACCGTAATCGATCATGGCATTGGGTATGCCGTCGTAATCCTCCATGATGTGCTGAAAAGACTTATATACCGTATTCGCAAATGTTGCGCCATCACTGGCTATCGTTTCCCCGGTGGTACTGGCAAAGATGTTGCCGGTGAGGATGTTGACTGATCGCTCACCGATAACGGCTATTTCGTTGATCGTGAGAATGGCAGAGTATATAATTCCGCCTGAACTGCCATAATTAGAGTTAAAATTGAACATTAATTTGATTTCGGTTATTTCGGGCCTCATAAAAATTGACCGAGGCGCAAGGTCAGTTATTTTGAATATTGCTTTATACGTCTTACCGGCTGTAGTCGATTGCTGATCAAATAGGCTTATTGAATTTAAGCCGTAATTACTCTTTACAAGGTTGTTCTGTAAGAAATTTATATTAGATACAGAACCACCAAGCTCAGGAAGGGTATTATATGGCCCCAACGAACTATCGGTAGGTATATCCGACGGCATTGTTGATCCGTTCATAATGCAGCCCGTTATGTCAGTAGTCTGCCACGCTACACTTGTCAGATAGCTACGGTTCCAAGGTATAAAAGGTATTGGCCCCGTAAGCGGGCTTTGGGGTGCAAGAGAAAAATCAACAACAAAATATAAGTTGGCATAGCTCTCCGTAAGAACCTGATTCAATATGGATGGGTTAATGCTTTGGGGCTTATAGGTAGCGAATATCTGGAGGTCTGAAGCGGCTGGCCCGCCTGTATATTGGTGCGTGAAAGCTTTGCCAGTTGTTCTGTCTTGGTCGGTAACCGCAGCTATAGCAGCTATGCCATCAGGCGTGGTGGTATCATATACCTCACTGTGTCCACCGAGCCCATCATAGGCAAACCCAAGATTAACCATAGGCAAGTTGATGCGTTCAAACATATCAACGCTTCCATCAAGTCCTACGGTATTCGCAATAAGGTCTACTGTGGACTTGGGCGTAGATGATAATTGCAGCGCAGCACTTTCGTTATCATAGTTATTTATGTTTGAATTGTAGCTATAAACGCCATCGACCACAACTGGATTTTGAGACACATTGGCTGATGTTGCAAGGTTCGTGATCTGAAACCACCACGTATGACTGGTTGCGACGCCAGAAACACCATTTATAATGCATCCATTGGCCAAGACATTAAATGTGGATTGAGTTAATACTGAGTCTCCATCGGACCCTGATGATACGAGTATCGGGTCAGCCAATGTCAGCACTACAGGATAATTTGGACCGGTACCGGCGCTAACAGAAGAGCCTATTATTTTATAATATCTGTTGGTAGAGTCGATTGGGGATGAACTTCCAGGTCCATCACCGCCAAGCACTGATAAATACTTTCCGACAAGGCGCGGATCGTTGGCTACAAAATCAGGAACAGACACAACCAATGTTATATTATAAACGTATGGTATCGATGATGTGTCAACATTGTAATACATGGCCGCCGCCGGGTAGTAATCACCATTCAGCTTCAGAATGTCGTTCACTGCATCATTCCTCATCAGTGGCGAATACGGGACATTGCCGAAAACCACGGGGACCACCGCTCCCTGTTCGCGCTGGACAACACCATCAAGCAAGCCCATGTAGGTACTTATTTGCGGCGGTATGTTTTTATGGATTGTTGTGGCGTCGTCTTCGACGCAGAAATTGTAATCGGTCTCGGTATAGGGATTATTGGTGATCTTCCCCCGCGCGATCTGGTAAAAGACGTCGTCGATGACCACCCACATTACCACCAGGCACCCGGTTAAATTAATGGCATTTGTCCCATCATAGGAACCGGTATTGAGCGGGTCCTGCAGGAAATTCCAGAACTTCATGTCATTGCGCAAAGTAAACTGAAAAGAGGAGTCCGTGCTATAGCTCCCGGCTGTCGAGATATCGATGCTGCGGGCCGGGTTGCCGGTTATTCCCTGCTTTTGCAAGAAACCCTCGTAAAAGGGGGTTATGATGGGTTCCCCGCTCAAGGATTCACCGTTCATCGCATTTAGTTCATTCGCGCCGTAATGAGGTGTGACCGTTGCTCCATCGTATCGGGGCCTGCCGGTGA